CATCGTCCAGACCATGCGCAACATCGACGAGTACAAGACGAGCGAGCAGCTTGCCGCGCGTCTGGCCGCAGCCTTCGGCATCTTCGTGACCACGAACAGCCCGGAGGTCCTGTCCGGAGGCCTGCCCGGCGTCGACTTGGCCAGCCGTCCGGGCATGGACCAGGTGCCGCAGTTCATCGAGCCGGCCAGCATCACGGTCATGCCCACGGGCACCGACGTGAAGGCCCTGGAGTTCAATCGCCCCGGCGGCAGCTACGAGCCTTTTACCAAGGGCACGCTCAAGGATGCCAGCGTCGGCGCGGGCATGAGCTACGAGGCTTTCTCCAACGACTACACGGATGCATCCTACTCCTCGGCGCGTACCGCCGCTCTGGAGGAACGCCGGGGCTACCAGCGCCAGCAGCATTTCCTCAATCGCAAGTTCAACAACCCAGCCTGGCGGCGCTTCTGCCGCGTATTGGCCATCGCTGGCCTGGAGCCGCTGGACAGCTACCGCGTGCCCGTGACTTGGCAGGCTCCCGGTTGGCAGTGGGTGGACCCGCGCAATGACTCCACGTCCGCCGAGAAGGACATCGGTTTGGGACTCGCGACGCGCCGCAAGCTGTGCGCCGATCGCGGCCTCGACTTCGACGAGGTCGTGGAGCAGCTCGCCCGCGAGAAGCGGATGCTCGAAGAGGCCGGCCTGTGGCGCGAGCCGGGCGCGAGCAAGTCCGCGCCGCAAGAAGACAAGGAGCCGGAAAATGCCGACGAAAAGTAAGCCCAAGGCCGGCGAGGCCAAGCAGGATTTCCTCGCGCGTTGCGCAAAGGAAGTTGCCGGACAAAGCGAGACCAGGGCCATGGCCGAGTGTGCCAAGTCCTGGGGCCTGGCCCGACTTTCGGACTTTATCGACGAAGGCAAGCTGACCCTGGCCGCGCCGGTCGAGATCGCCCTGGCCGCCGAAGGCGAACAGGACAAGGCCGATCGTTTCTCCATCCTGGCCTACACCGGCAAGATCATCGACCTGGGCTACTGGGGCCGCTTCGTCATCGACCTGTCCGGCATCACTACCAAGTCCAAGTTCCCGATCCTGCGCGAGCATCGCCGCGACCGCATCGTGGGCACGGCCGACCAGGCCGAGGCCGCCGACAGCGGGTTCATGGTCTCGGGCAACTTCAGCCGCGTGACCGCAGACGCCACCGAGGTCCTGGCCCTGGCCCGCGAGGGCTACCCCTGGCAGGCCAGCATCGGCGTGCGCGCAAAGAAGATCCTCAAAGTCGAGAAGGGTCAGACGCACGGGGTCAACGGCCAAGTGGTCGAAGGCCCCATCGACGTGTGGATGTCCTCCGAGGTTTTCGAGACGAGCTTCGTCTCCCTCGGTGCTGACGACGAAACGGCGGCCATCGCAATGTCTGCGGAGCCGGGCCGCCAGAATCACAACCTGAGCGAGGATATCGCAATGAATGAGCTGCTCAAACTGGCCCGGCGGATGCTCAACCTGTCCGCCGAAATCACCGACGCCGAGATGCTGGCCAAGCTCGGCTTGACCAGTGAGGCGACCGAGGAGCAGATCCTGGCCGCCCTGCAGAATTTGGAGATTGAGATCAAGACCCCGACTCGTTCCGGCAGTTCTCAGGCCGGCGAACTGGCCGAGCAGGCCCTGGCCAGGGCCAAGGCTGACGCCGCCGCTCAGGCCCGCCGCGACTCGGTCGCTCTGTACGGCCGCTGCCGCAGTCTCGGCCTGGAGACGAACGAGGCCGACGCGCTGCTTTCAGCAGGTTTAAGCCTGGAGCAGGCCACGGCCAAGCTGTTCGCCAAGGCCGCCGAAAAGAACCCGCCCCTGGGCGGTGACCGCATCGAGGGCGGCGATACCGAGCGTGAGAAGTTCCTGGCCGCCGCAAGCGACGGCGTGAGCATGCGCCTTGGTGTGCGTGTTGAGGCGCCTGCTGCCGGTTTCGAGGAGTTCCGTGGCCGCAGCCTCCTGCGCCTGGCCGAGGATTGCCTGCACCGCGCAGGCGTGAACGTGCGCGGGCTTTCGAGCATGGAGATCGCTGGCTTGGCACTTGGCCTTCAGAACCGTGCCCTCCTCTCCGTCTCGGCCCCGAGCGCGAGCGACTTCCCCCTGCTCATGAGCAACGTGGCAAGGCGCAGGCTGCTCAGCGCCTATAATGAGGCCCCCGTCACCTATGACGCTTGGGTCAATATCGTCGATGCCGCTGACTTCCGCCCGATGCAGGGCATCGACATCTCGGCTCTGCCCGAGTTGCAGCTCCTGAGCGAAAATGGCGAATACCGTGAGGTCAAGCTCACCGAGAGCGGCCAGTCCTACGCGGTGAAGACCTACGGCAACAAGTTCGTGCTCTCGCGCAAGATGCTCATAAATGATGACCTACGGGCCTTCGACCGCATTCCGCGTCAATTCGGCTCGGCCTCCAGGCGCACAGTCAACGTGCTTGTGTATGGTCTGCTCGCCTCCAATCCGGTCATGAGCGACGGCGTGGCTCTGTTCCATGCTGATCATGGCAACCTGATCTCTCTGGCCGGAGCCAAGACCTACCCGAGCAGCGCCAGCTTGGCCGAAATGCAGCGTCTCATGCGCACACGCAAGGATATCGGCGGCAGGGCCAACCTTAACCTGTCCATGCGCTACGTCCTGGTCGGCTCCAAGCACGAAACCAATCTCGACCTGATCCTCACCTCCTCGGCACTGCCTGAAACTCAGTATTCGAGCGGTGTGGACAACCCCTGGCGGCGCAAGGGCCTCGTGCCCATCGTCGACGCCACCCTGGACAACTACGACGCCGACGCCTGGTACGGCGTGCCCGACAAAAACGAGGCCGACACCGTGGAGGTCGCCTTCCTCAACGGAGTGCAGGAGCCCTACCTCGAAGACTGGGTCAACCCGGAGAACGACGGCGTGAATTTCAAGTGCCGCCTCGACGTCGGCGTAGGCGTCATGTCCGATCACATCCTCAAGAACCCGGGCAAGTAGCCCGGCCCGGCTGACACAGAAGGAGAAAGCCATGGCCCAGAACTCTATCCAGCCCGGTAACAGCATCGATTACACCAACAGTACCGGTTCCGACATCGCCTCCGGCGACGTCCTCGTGCTCGGCTCGCATATCGGTATCGCCGGGACGGACATCCCCGACGGCGAAACCGAGACCGTGCACCTGGAAGGCATCTTCGAGCTGCCCAAGGCGGCCGAGGCGCTCGCCGCCGGAATCGACGCCTACTGGGACGCCACGGCCGGCGACATCACGGCCACCGTGGGTACGAACACCCCGGCTGGCATGGTCACCAAGGCGGCCGCCTCGGGTGACACGACCGTGGAAGTGCGCATCAACTTCTAGCCCCCCTACCCCATGCCCTGGCCTCGGGGTCTGCTCCGCCCCGAGGCCCCGCGAAAGCCTGGGAAGCTCCCAGCCTTTCGCGGCAACAGCAAGCAACCTGGAAGGGATGGATGACCGGACTCGAAACCATACTCATCGGCGCGGGGTCGCTGTTCGTCGGGTCCGTGGGGACCTGGCTGACACTATCCAAGCTCTACGTGAGCAAACGCGAGTGCGAGCTGCAGACCAAGGGGCTGGCCAGGATGAGCGAGAAACTGGACCTGCTCTACAGCATCATGCGCGAGGTGGTTCAGTTCCTGCCCATCGACAACAAGGAGAAGGCCCGCATCCTCAACATGCGCCCCATACCCAGGAGCGAGTCATGAACGGCAACCAGGCTTTCGATCACGCCCTGAACTTCGTCCTGGCTCGCGAGGGCGGTTACGTGCACGACCCGCGCGATCCGGGCGGCGAGACGAACTTCGGCATAAGCGCGCGGGCCTATCCCTACCTGGACATCAAGGCCCTGACCCGCGAGCGGGCCGCCGAGATCTACCACCGCGACTACTGGGCCGCCTTGGGCGCGGACATGCTCGCCCCGGCCATCGCCGCGCAGCTCTTCGACCACGCGGTCAACGCCGGCGTCACCCGCAGCGTGCAGGTCCTGCAGAACACCATCAACCTGGCCTGCATCGTGGGCCAGCCGCTCGTGGTGGACGGCGTCCTGGGCCCGAACACCGTGCGCGCGGCCACGGCCAGCTGCACGCCCGGCTCGCCGGACCTGGCCATGGTCAGCGGGCTCATCGCCCTGGAGCGGGTCGGCTATTACCTGGACATCACGGAGCGCAACGCCGGGCTGCGCGTGTACCTGCGCGGCTGGATCAAGCGCGCCGTGGATTGCGAACGCTTCACGCGGGAGGTCTTGTCATGAGTTGGAAGGATGTCGCCGAGGTAGTGGCCAAGTACGCCCCGACAGTAGGCGGGGCCATCGGCGGCCCCATCGGGACGCTTGCCGGAGCGGCGGCCAGCCTGCTGGCCAAGGCGCTCGGCGTGGAGGCCGAGCCCGAGGCGGTCATGGCCGCGCTCAAGGACCCTACGGTGCTCGTGCGCCTGCGCGAGATCGAGGCTGCCGAGCGCCAGCGCTACCTGGAACTGCAGACCGCACAGCTGCAGGCCGAGATCGACAACGTGAAGTCCGCGCGCGGCCGCGAGGTCGAGCTGGCCAAGGCCGGACACGGCGCGGCCTGGGGCACGTCCATCGTGGCCGTGCTGGTGACCGTGGGCTTCTTCGTCATGCTCGGCATCGTGCTCTGGAGCCGCAGCGAAGGCGTGCAGTCCGAGGCCGCGCTGCTCCTGCTCGGCACCCTGGCCGCCGGCTTCGGCGCGGTCATCAACTACTACCTGGGCAGTTCCGTGGGCTCCAAGCAGAAGGACGGACTGCTGGCCGGCGCCACGCCAGCGATTCCTGCCGCGCGCTCCGAGTCGCGCTTCATCCCCGGCGACAAGATCCCGGTCACGACCGTATGGAGGCCCAAATGAACTTTAGCGACCAGATCCGGGCCGACGCCCGCATGTTCTTGGATATCTTCGGCGCGACCCATGAGGTGGACGGCAAGCCCGTGCAGGCCATGCTGGACCGCGAGCGGGCCGTGACCGACTCGGGTGGCTACCGCTCGGGCCAGGAAGGCGTCTACGCCGAGATCATTACCCTGCGTGCGTCGTCTGAGGACGTAGCCCTGCCGGCTATCGGCCAGGCCATGAGCCTGGACGGGCGCGAGTATCTCGTGACCGGGGCCGTGGACGAGCATGGAATCAACGCTGTCACGCTCATACGCAATGACAGCTAAGGAAGAGGAACATGCCGCATAAATCCGGATTGCAGATTCACGTCCGTTCCGAAGAGTCCTCCAGGCTCGTCGGCGCGCTGAGTGAGTTGAACGCCAAGAAAACTCAGACCTACCTCGTTCAGGGGCTGAACCGTGCGGCCACGGAACTGCGCACCGAAATCGTGCGGGCCATCCGCGAGAAGTACAACACCCGCGCCAAGGACGTGCGCGAGGTGTTGCGTATCAAGAAAGCCGTGCGCAACAAGCCCTACGCCACGGTCTGGGGTTGGGGCCGGGCAAGTATTCCGCTTTATGCGTTCTCGCCGATTCCACGTTTGCCGTATCCCGATGCCGCTCGGCCCAAGGTCGGCCCGTCGGTGCTCGTGACCCGCGAGGGCGGCCGCAAGCCCTTGCCCGGCCATTTCGTGGCCCGCAATCGCACCACCGGCGCGCTCATGATCGCCCGGCGCGAGGGCGGGGAACGCTACCCCATCCGGCAGGGTTTCGGGCCTGGCATCTTCCAGGCCATCAAGGATCACGGTTTCGAGCAGCGCCTGACCGGTTACGCCCAGGAACGTCTGGAAATCAATCTAGGCCGGGCCGTGAACCGCCTCTTGTCGGAGGCCCTGTGATTCCCCTGTTGCTTGCGGACATCAAGCGACTCCTGGAGGCGCGCCTGGCCGGCGAGGTCCTGGTCGTCGAGGACGCGCGCCTGCGCAAGGGCGGCCTGGTCCTGCCCGGAGCGGATCGCCCCGAGCACCTGCCACCCGAGGCCTTTCTCGGCTTTCTGCCGCACAAGCGAAGCGAGAAGGAGGCCTATCCCTTCGTCATCATCCGCTGGCACGCCGGGCGCGACGACGAGGAAGCCTTTGTCGAGACAGTGCAGTTGGTCGTGGGCGTCTTCGGCCGCGAGCAGGACGAGATGCACCACCATGCCCTGAACCTGCTGTTCAGTGTGCGACAGGCCCTGCGCGAAAAGCGTGTGCTGGGCGGCTGGGCGCTGCAGCTGCCAATCGAATCCAAGGAAGACGAGGAGCCGCGCGCGCCCTACGCCCTGGCCGTCATCGAAACCACCTGGCGCAAGCCTGCGCCGGATTTCCAGCCCCAGGAGGACATCTATGGCCAAGAATAGAAAGGAGACCGAGCAGGCCGGGCAGGCCGCGCCCGTGGCCGAGGCAATCATGTACGTCGGCCCGAGCAAGCTCGGCAGGCTGCACGTGCAGCAGGGCACGGTGTTCAAGGACGGCCTGCTGCCGCAAGCCATTCAGGATCTGTCCGGCGAGTGCAGGGACTTCGCCCGCCTGCTCGTGCCGATTCACCGGGCCGGCGATGCGCGGGCCCAACTCCGCAATCCCAAATCCCCGCTGGCCAAGGCCTTTGCCTCGGTGGCCAGGCTGGAGGTCTAGCCCATGAGCTACAAGCATGGCGTCTACACGGGCGAGGTGCCCACTTCGCTTTTGCCGCCCCGCACGGTCACGCAACCCATCGTGGCCTTCGGTGTCGCGCCGGTGCATTTGCTGGCCGACGGCGTGGTGCGGCCGGTGAACAAGCCGGTGCTCTGCAATTCCTACCCGGAGTTCGTTGCACAACTCGGCTGGCACGACGACGTGGCCGCCTACACCCTGTGCGAGGTGGCCAAGGCCTGCTTCGGCCTGTACGGCGTGGGCCCGCTGGTCTGCGTCAACGTCTTCGACCCTGCCAGGCACAAGACGAGCGTTACGGCCGAGAGCGCGGCCCTGGACGCCGACGGCCTGGCCACGCTCGCGCATCCCGGCCTGGTTGCCGATCCGCTGGTCAAGAGCCAGGACGGCGCGACGACTTACGTCGCGGGCACGGACTACAGCGTTGATCTGGTGGAAGGCACGATCACGCGCGAGGCGGGCGGCTCCATTCTGGCCGGCGCGACGATCCAGGTGGACTACGAGTACGCCGACCCGTCCAAGGTTTTGGCCGCCGACATCATCGGCGGCATCGATGCCGGAACAGGCCAACGCACGGGCCTTGAGCTGATCCACGAGATCTTCCCGCGCCTGCGCCTGGTGCCCGGCCATATCCTCGCGCCTGGCTTCAGTACGCAAGCCAGCGTGGCCATCGCCATGGACGCCAAGTGCGAGGGCATAAACAGCGTGTTCCGGGCCCAGTGCGCCTGGGTGGACCTGGATGACGCGCTCGTTACCAAGTACAGCGACGCGCCTGCGGCCAAGGAATTGAGCAACCTGACCAGCGAGAACATGGCCGTGGGCTGGGTCAGGCCCATCGTGGGCGGCGTGGAGCACCATTTGTCCACGCACCTGTGCGCGCTGAGCGTGCTGCTCGACAGCGAGACCGACGGCATTCCGCACCGCAGCGCGTCCAACCAACGCCTGCTCATCGAGGGCGTGCGCGCGAACGGCGCGGACTTGTTCCTGGGCCTGCCCGAGGCCAACTACCTGAACGGGCAAGGCCTTATCACGGCCATCAACTTCGACGGCGGCTGGAAGGCCTGGGGCTCGCGCACGGGCATCTACCCGAGCGTGACCGACCCCAAGGACGCTTGGCTGCCCATCCGCCGTTTCTTCAGCTGGTACTCGAACCACCTCATCCTGACCTACTTCCAAAAAGTGGACTGGCCGATCAAGCGTCGGCTCATCCAGACCATCGTGGACTCGGAGAACGTCTACCTGAACGGGCTGACCAGCCGCGAGATCATCAACGGCGGCCGCATCAGCTTCCTGGAGGCCGAGAACCCGGTCACGGACATCATGGACGGCGTGCTGCGCTTTCACGTGTACCTCAACCCGCCCGCTCCGGCCCGGGACCTCGAGTTCATCCTCGAATACGACCCGAGCTACCTGCAGGCGCTGTTCAGCTAGGAGAAAGCCATGAGCAAGATTCCCCAGCAGCTGACCGGGCTGCGCTGCTACGAGGACGGCGAGGTCCTGCTCGGCGTGGTCAGCGCCACGCTGCCCGACCCAGAGCCCATGACCGAGACCATCTCCGGTGCTGGCATCGCCGGCGAGATCGAGACGCCTGTCGCCGGCCACTACAAGAGCATGGCCGTGAGCATCACTTTTCGCACGGTCACGGCTTCCCTTGCGCGCCTGGCCAAGACCGGCCAGCGGCACCTGGAGCTGCGCGGCTCCATCCAGGTCCAGGACGGCGGCAGCGGCGACCTGGTGCACGAAAAGCTGCGCGTGGTGGTCAAGGGCCCGGCCAAGAAGACCGGCCTGGGCAAGCTGGAGACCGGCAAGCCCATGGACGCCGAATACACCTTCGAGTGCGAATACCTGCTCGTGGAGCTTGGCGGCGAAAAGCTCCTGGAGATCGACAAGTACAACTACATCCACATCGTGGATGGCGAGGACCAGCTCAAGCAGGTCCGCGAAAACCTGGGCCTGTAGGTAAGCCATGCACAAGAGCGAAACCAAGACCATCGGCCTCGCGCATCCCATCCAGGTCAAGGGCGGGGAGATCAGGGAAGTCGGCCTGCGCATGTCGCGCAAGGTGCGCGACAACCTGGCCGCCGCCCGCCTGGCCAGGGACACCTACGGCCGCGACCACGGGACGGCCGAGTCCGAGGTCTGCCTGTTCTCCATCCTCACGGATCTGCCCGTGGAGGCCGTAGAGGAATTGGACATGGAGGATTACGGCAAGCTTCAGGAGGTCTACCTGGGGGCGGGTTTTACCTCGGCGAGGACGAGCTCCGACGGGCCGTCCTCGACCTCGGAAGATACGCGGGCTGGGGATTAGAGGAATGCCTGGATCTGGACTTGGACGAACTGGTCGCCTGGCTTGCGGCTATCCCGGCAGGCGGCTCGGAGTGACGCGGGTGCCCCGCCAGGGGTCCCGCTCTTCCGGCCTGCGAAGGCAGAAGGTGGCCAGACGCGAGGCGGCCCAGGCCAGCAATCTGGCCGGCGGCCGGCAAGCCCACCAGAGCAGCGCCAGGGCGAAGAGGTCGCGCAAAAGAACTTCCTCGGCAGTTAGCGGCCAGGGCTGCGGCTGGCTCCTGAACCAGGCCCAGGCGAGCAAGGCGAATGCGAGGCGGTAGGCAGTGAGCATCAAGACCCTCGGACTGTCGTTCCTCATCGGCGCGAAGCTGGGCGCGACCTATGAGGCCACGCTAGGCAAGGCCGAACGCAAGGTCAAGCAATTCGACCAGTCAATTCGAGAGCTTGAGCGCGGCCGGGGCGACATCGAGCGCTTCCGCAAGCTCAAGCTCGGTGCGCGCGAAACCGAGGTACAGCTCGGGCAAGCTAGAGCCGAGGTGGAGCGCCTGGCGCGGGAATTGCGCCAGGGCGGCCAGGCCACGGCGGGCATGCAGCGCCGTTTCGAGTCCGCGCGCAAGCGGGCCGCCGGGCTCAAGGATAAGCTGGCCGAGCAGCGCGGCGAACTGCACCGCTTGCGCGGACAGCTCCAGGGCGCTGGCCTGGACACGGGCAGGCTGGAGGGCAGCTACCGCAAGCTCGGCTCGGCCCTGGACAGCCTCAAGGGCAAGCAGGCCGTGCTGGGCCGCATCGCGGCGGCGCAAGAAAAGCTCACCCAGCGCCGGGCAGCGCTCAAGGCCCAGGCCGTGGACATGTTCGCCCTGGGCGCGGCGCTCATCGCCCCGGTCCGCTCGGCCATGCGCTTCGAGGAGGCCATGGCCGACGTGAAGAAGGTCGTGGATTTCGACGAGCCGGACGGCCTGGTCAAGCTCGGTGCTGTGCTCAACTCCATGCCGCGCAAGGAGCGCATCCCGCTCAAGCCCGAGGAGCTGGCGGCCATCGCCGCTGCCGGCGGACAGCTCGGCGTTGCCGCCGGCAATCTCCCCGGCTTCACGCTCACGGTGGCCAAGATGGCCACGGCCTTCGACATGGCCGCCGGACAGGCCGGAGAAACAGCGGCCAAGGTGGCTAACGTCTGGGGCGTGCCCATCGAGCGCATCGGCGCGCTCGGCGACGCCATCAACCACCTGTCCGACAAGACGGCGGCCAAGGCCCCGGAGATGCTGGAGGTGCTCCAGCGCGTGGGAGGCACGGCCAAGATCTTCGGGCTTTCGGCCGTGCAAGCAGCCGCCCTGGGCAACGCCTTCGTGGCCCTGGGCAAGGCTCCCGAGGTCGCCTCCACCGGCATCAACGCCATGCTGAACCGGCTCATGACTGCCGACAAGCAGGGCAAGGAGTTCAAGTCCTCGCTCAAGCAGCTCGGCTGGACAGCCAAGAGCCTCAAGCAGGCTATTGGCGAGGACGCCCAGGGCGGCCTGAATAAGTTCCTGGAGACCCTGGCGCGCGTGGACGAGTCCAAGCGCATGGGCATCCTGACCGGCCTGTTCGGCATGGAGTTCGCCGACGACATTTCCGTGCTGGTGGGCTCGCTCGACCAGTACCGCAAAGCCCAGACCCTCGTGGGCCAGGAGACACAGTACGCGGGCAGCATGCAGCGTGAGTTCGAGAGCCGGGCCGGCACCACGACATCCAAGGTGCGCATCCTGGGCGGCACGATCCTTGAGCTGGGCAATGTGCTCGGCAACATCCTGCTCCCGCCTCTAAGCGCCGTGGCCGGCATCATGATCACGATGCTCGGGCCAGTGGCCGAATTCGCCCGGGAGCACCAAACCCTGACCACGGTGGTCGTGGGCCTTGCCGCCGGCCTCGCCACGGCGCGTCTGGCGGCCTTCGGCTTGGGCTATGTGTGGACCTTTGTCCAGGGTGGCGCGCTTGGCCTGGCCAAGGCCGTGACACTGCTTGGCGGGCGGTTCTCCTTGCTCGCCGTTGCCCAACGTGCCTGGGCTATCGGCTCGACCGTGGTGACCGGGGCCTGCGCGGCCATGGGCACGGCCATCAGGGTCATGGGCCTGGCCTCCATGTGGACCGCTGGCAAGACCATGGTCCTGGCTGCGGCTCAGAAGGCCTGGGCAGTTGGTTCGGCTCTCGTGGTCGGGGCCTGCAAGGCCATGGGCATCGCCTTCCGCGTGCTCGGCCTGGCCGTGGCCGCCAATCCCATCGGGCTGGTGATGACGGGCTTGGCCCTGGCCGCCGGCCTGGTCATCGCCAACTGGGACACGGTCAAGAAGTGGCTCGGCTCTGTCTGGAACTGGATCGTGGAGAAGGCCGGCTGGGTCGGCGAGAAGGCCAAGAAATATCTGGGCTGGCTGTTCGACTCCGACGAGGGCCCGCAACTCGGCGCGAGCTTTGAAACAGAACCGGGCTCGCCCAAGGGTTCCATGTCGCCCGGGCTCGGCCAGGGCCTGGCCAACCTGCCCGTGGGCCTGCCCGTGGACGTGGCCCAGGCCTCGCCGGGCTCCATCCCGATCTCGCCGGCCGCCATGCCGGTAAGCGCGGGCGGCGTGACCATCAACTACCAGCCGACGATCCAGATCACAGGAGCAAGCGATCCTTCGGCCGTGCGCGGCCAGGTCGAGCAGGCCATGGCCATGGACCAGCGCGAGCTGCGGCGCATGATCCAGGAGGAGCTTAACCGGGCACGCAACGAGGAGCGGAGGCTCAGCTTTGGCTAGCACCTACACCACGACCCAGGGCGATGCCTGGGACTCCATCGCCTTTCGTCTATGGGGCGACGAGCGGCTCATGATCGAGCTCATCCGGGCCAACCGCGAGCACGCAGGCGTCGTGATCTTCTCCGCCGGCGTGGTGCTGATAGTGCCCGACCTGCCCGAGGTCAAGCCTGCGGCGAGCCTGCCGCCCTGGAGGAAGTGACGTGCGCCGGGCGCTGATTCGGGTGACCTACCAGGGTCGGGACATCACCACGGCCTTGCAGCCGTATCTGCTGGAAACGGGCTACTGCGACCACGCAAGCGGCCAGGCCGACGACCTGACTTTAAGGCTGCACGACCGCGAAGGGCTGTGGCGCGGCGACTGGCTGCCCCAACATGGCGACCGCATCGAGGCGACCCTCGCGGTCACGGATTGGCTGCGGGCAGGCGATGACCGCGAGCTGCGCCTGGGCGCGTTTCAGGTGGACGAGATCGTCTGCCAGGGCGGGCCGGATACGGTGGAAATCAAGGCCGCCAGCGTGTTCGCCTCGACCAGCCTGCGCCAGGAAAAGCGCACCAAGGCATGGGAGGACACGACCTTCAAGACCGTGGCCAGGGAGATCGCCGGCCGGGCAAGCCTTGCGCTGCTGTGGCAGGCGAAAAGCGATTTTAGTTTCGAGAGACTGGACCAGCGCGACGAGTCGGATCTGACTCTGCTCGACCGCTTGGCCAAGGAACGCGGCCTGGCCGTCAAGGTCACGGACGAGCAGCTCGTGATCTACCCGGCCAGGGACATGGACGCGCAAGCCCCGATCATGACCATCCAGCGTGGCCTGACGGCACTTTCCGGATACAGGCTCACGGCCCGCACGAGCGGGATCTACCGCGCCTGCGAGCTGAGCTGGTTCGACGAGGGCGACTGGGAGGAACGCAAGACGACCTACACGCCGCCCAGCGCCCCCAGCGTGGGCCAAGTCCTGCGCGTGAACGAGCGCGTGGAGTCCCAGGCCGAGGCCATGATCCGCGCCCAGGCGCTTTTGCGCGGGGCCAACCGCGAGTGGCTGACCGGCGAGATCCCGCTCATGGGCGAGCCCTCGCTCGTGGCCGGCGTGGTCGTCGCGCTCAAGGGCTTCGGAAGCTTCGATGCCCACACCTGGTTCGTGGAGCGCTGCGAGCACCGCGCGGACGCCTCGGGCGGGCTGCGCACGAGTGTAAGCATCCGCAAGACCCTGGACTACTGAAGGAGCCGAAAATGTTTGGCGACATCGACAAGCGGCTGCGCGATCTGGAGACCCTGCTGGCCAATCTCGTGCGCGTGGGCGAGGTCACGGCCGTGTTCCCGGCTACCGCCACGGCGCGCGTGCGCTTTCAGGAAAAACAAGGTGTGGTCACGGCCGAGCTGCACGTGCCCGCGCGCACGGCGCACCGCAACAAGGACTACGCCATGCCCGACGTGGGCGAGCCGGTCCTGTGCGTGTTCCTGCCGCGCGGCCGCGAGGCCGGCTTCATCCTTTGCTCGTTCTACACCAAGGCGCACACCCCGCCGGTCACAAGCGGCGACAAGCACCACATGTCTTTCGACGACGGCACCTGGCTTGAGTACGACCGCGCCGCGCATAGGCTCACGGGCCATGTGCAGGGCGACGTCTCGCTGGAAGTAAGCGGTGACGTGAGCGTGGATGCTGGCGGCGACATCATGGCCCAGGCAGGCGGCAATATCCACGCCCTGGCCGAGGGCGATCTGGCCGCCGAGGTCGGCGGCTCCGGCAGCGTGGCAGTGGGCTCGACCCTGGCCATCGTCGCGCCCGGCGGGGTGAGCGTGGACACCCCAAGCTTCGCGGTCACCGGCGCGGTTACGGGCCTGTCCTTCGCCTCGGCTGGCGCTCCGGCTCCTGCCCCTGGCGGCGTGAGCGGCAAGAAGGTCCAGGACGAGGTGGGCGGCATGGATGAGCTGCGCGCCAAGTACAACCCGCATACGCACTCCGACTCCCTGGGCGGCTCGACCGGCGCGCCCGATCCGCAGATGTAGGGGCCGCGCATGTACGTCGGCAACTTCGGGCCCATCCCCTTCATCGTCAGCGCGCACGGCACGCGCACCTACCGCGACCTGGAGCGCTCGCGCGCCGACACCTGGGCCGAGCACCAGGTCCTGGACGGCCCGGCGCTCTTGCAGCGCACGGCCACGGGCCTGGACCAGCTGCGCTTCAAGGTGCGCCTGGCAGCCAGCCTCGGCACGGACCCGGCCACGGAGCTGCAGCTCATGCGCAAGTTCATGGACGCGGGCAAGGCCTGGCCGCTTTTCGTGAGCTTTCGGGTCATCGGGACCTACGTTCTGACCGAGGTGCGCGAAAGCTGGAACAAGACCGACGCCCTTGGCCGGCTCATCAGCGCCGACCTGGACTGCACCTTCAAGGAGTACGCTGAATGGACGCGCAAGTGACCCCGACCCCGGCCCGGCTGGCCATCGGCGCTCTGAGCCTGGACGAGATCCTCCAGAACGTGCGCGTGATCCTGACCACGCCCAAGGGCAGCCTCATGGGCGACCGCGATTTCGGCGTGGATCAAGCCTTCCTGGATACGCCCACGCCTAAGGCCAAGGCGGCCTACATGACTTCCGTGGTCGAGGCCGTGTCGCGCTACGAGCCGCGCGCCCGCGTTACGGCCATCAGCTGGAAGCCGGACACGGCGGCCTCTGGCGAGGGGCGGCTTTTGCCCGTGATCAGCTTGAGCATCGAGGAGGGGGTATGATCGACCTGACGAAGCTGCCGCCGGTTTCGTTCATCGACACGGACCCGGAACGGGTCCGGCAGTCCTACATCAAGCTCTTCGAGGCCATGACCGAGCGCACGCTCGCGCCGGGCAATCCGGAGCGATTGTTCGTGGAGACCCTGGCCGCGCGCGAGGTGCAGCTGCGCGAGCTTATCCAGCAGGCCGGGCTGCAGACGCTGGTGCGTGACGCAAGCGACGCGGCCCTGGAGGGCATGGGCGCGCTGACCGACGTGCAGCGGCTCGATGCCGGCACGGCGATCGTAAGCGTGCGTTTTTCCATGCCCACCTCGCAGGCCTTCGTCGTGCCCATCCCGGCCAGAACGCGCGTGACCGCCGACGGCGGGGTCCTGTTCGAGACGATCAATTATGCCCAGATCTCCATCGGCCAGAAGCAGGTGGACCTGCCCTGCCGTTGCACCCAGGCCGGCAGTGTAGGCAACGGCTACGTGCCCGGGCAGATCGCCAAGCTCGTGGACCCGCTGCCCTGGGTCACGGCGGTCGTGAACGTAACCGAGAGCGCGGGCGGCACGGATGAAGAAAAGGACGACCACCTGCGCGAGCGCGTGGTGCTCTCGCCCGAGTCCATGTCCACGGCAGGGCCGGACGGGGCGTACGAATTCTGGGCCAAGTCGGCCAGCGCGGACATCATCGACGTGAGCGTGCGCAGCCCCACACCCGGCGTGGTCGAGGTGCGCCCGCTGCTTACGAACGGAGCCATCCCCGGCCAGGAGATCCTCGACGCCGTGGCCGCAACGCTCACGGACAAAAAGCGCAGGCCGCTGACCGACCACGTGCAGGTCCTCGCGCCCGAGGCCGTGGGCTACGAGCTTGCACTGACCTACTGGATCAGCTCCGAGCTGGCCGTGACCGCCGACACGGTCCAAGCCGCAGTGCAGGCGGCCATTGATGAATACGTGTCCTGGCAGTGCGCCCGCCTGAGCCGGGACATCAACCCGAGCAAATTGGTCAGCCTGGTCATGGCCGCAGGAGCCCAGCGCTGCGAAGTGGCCAGCCCGCTGCACACGCAGCTTGCGGCCTGGCAGGTCGCCAGCCTGGACGAGCGCAACGTGATCTACGGAGGCGAGGATGAGTAGGCGCATCGGCGAGGTCCGCGTCCAGGAACTGCTGCCCGAGTCCATCCGGCACGACGAGCAGATCCGGGCGGCCGCGGCCGGGGTGGACGCAGGCACGGCCGAGATCCTCTCGGCCATTCGCGGGCTGTCCTTCTGGGAGCGGCTGGACGAGCTGTCCGGGCCCATCCTGTCGCACCTGGCCGCGCGGCTGCACGTGGACCTGTGGGACCCGGCCTGGAGCGACGCGCAAAAGCGCCTGGCCATCCGCACCTCCATCGCCATCCACAAGTACAAGGGCACGCTCTGGGCCGTGGAGACGCTGCTCGCGCCCCTGGCCGACGTGACCATGCAGGAGTGGTTCGAGTACGGCGGCGAGCCCTACACCTGCCGCGTGATCGTCAATTCAAGCGTAACGGACGAGGCCCTATACCGCGAGATCGACCGGGTCGTGCGCCTGGGCAAGAACACGCGCACCCATTTCAGCGTCATCCGCCTGTTGCGCAACGCGCCGGGCAAAATCAGCATCGGCGGAGCCGTGCACATGGGCATCCGGCAAACCATCCGCGCGGCCGTGCCGAGCTTTGCGGCCCAAGCTGGCCGTTTGAGCATCGGCGGGGCCGTGCACGCGGGCCTGCGCTACACCATCCAGTCGCAATAGGGAGGATCAATGGCCAACTTCAACGGACTCATACTCACCCAGGCGGGCGCGAACCTGCAGGACAAGATCGCCGTGAGCGGGGCCACATTGCAGTTCACGCGCGCCGCCATCGGCGACGGCCTGTGGCCGGCAGGCCTGGACCCGACAAGCCTGACCGGGCTTGTCAGCGAAAAGAAGAGCCTGGCCATCCAGGGCCTGACGGACGAGGGCACGGGCCAGCACAAGATCAGCGTGCTGGTGGACAACACGGGCCTGGCAGTCGGCTTCATGACCCGCGAGATCGGCGTGTTCGCCGACGATCCGGACCTGGGCGAGATCCTCTACCAGGTCACCAGCGCGGACAGCCCCGACTACCTGCCGCCCGACGGCGGGGCCACGCACATCGAGATGGCCCTGGACCTCCTCGTGGTCACCAGCTCGGCTTCGAGCGTCACGGCGGTCATCAACGAGGGACTTGTTTACGCGCGCAAGGAGGACGTCAGTGCGGTCATGGCGGCGCTGACCGCGCACAAAGGTGACACGGATAATCCGCACGGGGTCACCAGGGAGCAACTCGGCGCGGCTTCGGCCGTCGATCTGGAGGCGCTGGCCAGCTTAGTGGCGGGCATTTGGGCACCC